ATGAGTAAACCGACCAACTGGACCTGGAAACGTATCCTCTGGCAAATCCATGAGCGCGGCATGACGCTCGAACAGCTCGCCCTTCGCAATGGCCGCAATCCGAATTCATTCCGCAAAGTCTCACGCCAGAAGAACAGCATCGATCAGCAGATCATTGCCGATTTTATCGGCACGGATGCCAAAGAGCTGTGGCCCGACCGGTACCCCCAAACGAAGTCCCGCATCTACGATAGCCGAAAATGGGGACCGTTAGAAAGTCAAAAATCAGATGACGTTTCTGACAGCAGGAGGGCAGCATGACCGCCTTTATGTCAGAACCGGTGTCTTTTTCTGACACGCCTGCGCCACTGATGACGCTTGATCAGGCGAAGGCAATCATCCTCGGATCACACGTCGACACCAATCCGGAAACATTTGAGCCAAGCGCTCTTCAACGCCGTGCGGTTCATACAATCCTGAATGCAGGGGCGGAATACGGCCCCGGTGTCTTTGGTTTCGGTCCCGATGCTGTCGTTCCAAGTTTCGATATTGAGGAAAGTTTCGCGAAGTTGAATGCCGATCAGGCCGTCATTGTAGCGCTTATCAATCAGTTTGAATTTGAACTGATGCGCTCCATCGCTTTGCGTTTTCGCGGCGTGAGGGCGGCAGCATGAGCGAATGCGCTGTAACCATCGGCGACCTTGCACGTGAGCTGCTCGCTTTTGTCGCCATCACCGCTTTTGTCATTGCAGTTTGCAAGTGGGCAAGCGCTGCATCCACGATCATCGAGTTTTGGAGGTCAGTATCATGACCAAGACATCCCTCTCTTACTTCGACAAGCTGCCAAAATGGTGCATTCCGGGCCTGCAAGCGGCTTATGATAATATCGCCAGTGGTCATTTCTCTGACGCTGCTGTCTTCCGCAGCCTTACCAAAGAATTTGAAGGCATTGGCGAAAAGCCCCCGACGCGTGAGGTGTTTTACGCGTGGGTGAAGGGTATCGCAGCCGGTGACGTTAAACGACCAGGCGGAGCAGATGAAGCCGCCGCAGCCGTCAGGTCCGGAAAGAACAATAGACCCCGGCAGGCAGAGAAAGAACGGGGCGAAGCTCCGCATCCTATTCCCACACCATCAGCCGACCCGTTTGTCACTGAAGAAGGACGCCTGCCTCCGCTGACGCCTTTGTATTCCAATGTCGAAACCGATGTGGCTGCCTCTCTCAAAAATGTGCGTGAACAGCTGATCCGGGATACCGCAAACGCGCTTAGCCGGGATATCCAGAAAACCGCGGAGCAGATTGTCGACACGCAATTGCGAGCGCTTATGGCTCCGGAAGGCGGTGCAGCATGACATGCAATTGCCTGGAAGACATCGAAGCCAAGCTTGCGGAGCGCAATACCGAAATTCAGACAGACATCATCTTCCATTATGTCGATGGCGTCCGCCCGCATATTCAAACCCGTCAGATTGAGACCGGGCGTGGCAAGGCCAAGGCAGTTTCCATGCTTGCGAGCTACTGTCCATTTTGCGGCACCAAATACATCGACAAAAAACCTGAGAGTTGAAAGTGATCAGATCGTTGCTTTCCGCCCTTTCTGCACCCGTCGCACCAGGTATCGCTTTTTGGATGATCCTGACAGCTCTCCTGCTGATCTGGTGGGTGACGACTGCAGCCTGGCGGAAAGCTCATGCTGAGCAGAAACGTCGCATATCCAAAAATGAAGAAGATAACCCTTACTACCGCGACGCCGGAGAAGACGTATGACAATGCAAATCGGTGAATTTGAACTTCCAATCGATCAAATTGAAATCCCTGATGACCGCGCTCGCAATCTCGATGAAGACTGGTCCAGAGCGCTCGGTCAGTTGATCGCCACCTCCGGCCTGACCAATGCCATCACAGTACGCAAAACGGATGACGGCTACCGTCTTGTCACCGGCCTGCATCGCGTTGACGCGCATAGGCTGATCGGACTTGCCAATATCCGGGCGCGCCTTTCTGACGCTACCAACGATGACGAGGCCAGACTTGAAGAAGTCATGGAGAACCTCGGCCGCAACGAGCTGAACGCGCTCGACCGCTGCCATCATCTTTATGAACTGAAACAGGCCTATGAGAGACTGTATCCGGAAACCAAAGCCGGAACGGCTGGTGCGCTCGCCCGGCACGGATCAGCAAACGAAATCTTTTCGTTTGCTACCGATGTTGCAGAAAAAATAGGCCTATCGACCCGTGCCATCCAGATCGCTGTCAAAATCTGGAAGGATCTGACACAGGCCAGTCGGATCAGGCTGGCCGGAACGGCAATCGCGGAAAAGCAGTCAGAACTGAAGCTTTTGTCGGCGCAGGCAGGACCGCTGCAGAAGAAGATTCTCGACCATATTCTCTCGGAAGATAATGGAGCGAAGAGCGTCCAGGAGGCTCTTGACTATCTCAATAACGGTGTGGCCGTCGCGCCGATCGAGAAGAAGTTCCTCACCATATCAAGGACGATCTCTGCGTTGCCAGACGAAACGTTCGACCGGCTGGTGCTGGCGAATGAGGACCGCGTACTGGCCTCACTGAAGCGCCGGGGGCGCATCTGATCATGGCCCGCCGCCGCGACCCGCTCACCAAAGACCTGTTTTCGTGGGAGCCACCGAAGATCTCGGTTGGTTACAGCGAAGACGTGATCGGTCGCGGACGGCTGGACGGCAAGATCGCACGGCTTGTCGGGCAGGCTCTGCGCGATGCGCGCGAGGACGGCATGGGGCGTGAAGAAATCGCGGCTGAGATGAGCACCTTTCTCGGACGGGATATCAGCGCAACCACGCTCTACAAATGGACATCAGAAAGTTCGGAAGGTCATCGCATTCCGCTTGATGCCTTTATCGCTCTTGTCCGGGCCACCGATGCAAAAGACCTGCTCGGATTCGTCCCCGGTGAGTTCGGGCTGACCGTGATCGAGGCGGAATATGCCGACCTGATCGAGGAGCGGCTCCTCGAGGATCACATTGAAGAAATGCAAGCGCGCCGCCAAGTGCTGGCTGCCAGAAGGAAAGGACGCCGTTGAGATGACTTTCAAACACCCCTGCTTTTCCTGCACTTTACCTGATTGCGATGAGCGCTCACGTCATTGCAACTTAAGAAGATCATTGAATACGTATGACCGCAATCGCCGTGCCGGAAAGCCTGTCAGTGATGAGCTACGCCAGTGTGCCAATATCGCCTGGAACGAATTCTACGGGATTGCCCGCAGAGAGCGAGAGCGCTGCCGCCGTGATGCGGAGGCGCAGTCATGATCAAGGAATGGTTCACGGCCCGAGAGCTGGCCGACATCGCGAAAGAACGCGGACTGAAAAGTTTCCCTAATTCAGAACGCCATGTCCGGCGTCACGCTGCGGAAAACGGCTGGAATGACCTGCCCGACAATCTGTGCCGCAAAAGGAAGGGTGTTGGTGGTGGGAAGATCTATCACCGCTCGCTTCTGCCCGACGTTATGTCAGCGACGCTTCACGGGATCGAAACGAAGGAAACGCAGCTTGCCGTTCAGAACCAGCATAATCAAATCGCCCAGAAGCGTGCCTCTCTGATCCCGGTCACCTCTCTGAGATTCCGTCAACGCAACGCGATGGAAGCACGCGGGGAAATCCTGGTCGCGATCGACCGCTATGTTGCCATGAATGGCATGGCCGCGCGCAGAGAAGCTATTCTGATGTTTGTGCGTGCTCAGGACGAACATGTCGAGCGCACAGAAGCGCTCGCAAAGGCTAATGCCGGAGAACCGTTAAACGATCGTGAGCGCCTGCTTATTGAGCGTCCGTCTTTGCTTTCCGACCCCAACGGCTTCGACCTGGTTCCGGAAACACTGGCTATTGCCAATGATCGGTGTGGCGCGCGCACCAAAATTTCGCGTGCGACTGTCTATGAGTGGTTCAAAATGAGGGACAAAGGCGGCATTACGGCTCTTGCTCCTGCTCTGACGAAGGAAGACGAGCCGGTCTCTGAAGAATTCAGGGCCTTCCTCACCTTCTACGCCAAGCCCTCGAAACCAACGGCGACAGAAGCGCTCTCGGCTTTCAAAAAAGCCAATCCTGAAACCTCTCTGACGATCGATCAGGTACGTTATACGCTGAAACGCAAGCTCAACGATATCGAGCGTAATGTCGGTCGCGAAGGGCTTCTGACACTGCGGTCACGTATGGCCTACATCACGCGTTCGACCGAAAACTTGCTTCCGACAACGATCTACACAGCCGATGGCAAAACCTTCGACGCAGAGATCGAGCATCCAGTCAGCCACAGAGCTGTCAAACCGGAAATCACGTCCATTCTGGACATCGCAACACGTCGTTGTGTTGGCTACGCGGTTTCCTTCAAGGAAAACGTGATTGCTGTTACCGAGGCACTGCGCAATTCTTGTTGTGGTCACGGCATTCCCGCAATCTTCTACGTTGACCGAGGCCCTGGCTACAAAAATAAAACCTTTGATGCCGATGTTAACGGTCTGATGGGGCGGCTCTCGATCACGAAGATGCACGCGCTACCTTATAATTCGCAGGCGAAGGGTATCATCGAGCGCTTCAACCGGACGGCCTGGAACCGTCTGGCGCGTAAGCTACCGACCTATCTCGGCAAGGAGATGGACAAGGAAGCTGCCCAATTTGTTCACAAACAGACCAGATCCGACATTAAGGAACTCGGCACATCTCGGTTACTGCCGTCATGGGATGAGTTTCGCGCCCTGTGCGAAGAAGCGATAGCTGAATACAACGCCACGCCCCATGACGGCCTGCCACGCTACCGCGATGAAACAACCGGAAAGTATCGGCATTACTCACCAGATGAATTCTGGCAGCTGCACGTTCGCGACGGCTTTGAACCGGTCGCGGTCAGTGAGGACGAGGTCGACGACCTGTTCCGTCCTTATGAAATCCGCGTTGCCCGCCGGTCTCAGGTCTTCTGGAACAACAACGAGTACTTCCACCAAGCCCTTGAGGCTTACCACGACGAAGAGGTCATGGTCGGCTATGACTTTGCTGATGCATCCAAGGTGTGGGTGCGTGAAATCGACCGTGAAGAAGGCCAGCCTGGTCGTCTGATCTGTGTTGCGGACTTCCACGGCAATCGCCGCGATTATGTGCCTTTAACGGCCCAGCGTGCGGCGGAAGAGAAACGCTTCAAGGGACGTCTCAACAGGGTCGACAAAAAGCGTCAGGAAATCGAGGAAGAATTCGTTCCGGCAGCATTGCTCGATCAGTCCAACGCCATTCCCATGGAGCCGCTCAGCGCACCGGAAGCCGCACCGCATCTTGTTGTCGACAACAAGGAAAAGCCAGCGGCTGCAAAACCAAAACGCAACCTCATTCGCACGGATGAGGAACTGGCTGCCTGGGCAATCGAAAACCCGGAAAAACTATCAGAAAATCAGCTTCGCGTCCTGCGCAGGTGCCTTGAACGCCCGGCGGCACGTGAAGTTCTGAGAATGTCAGGCATCGATCTGGAGGCGCTTCGAAACCTCCTCCGTGCGACCGCTGCCTGACACCCACAAGAAGAGGAAGGAAAATAGCATGAAAAACGTGTTTGTCGAGACCGCCAACGTCAAAGACTACCTGTCCGCCCTTTCCGCGCTGGAAGAACGTGGCGCGGAAGAGGCCTGCATCGTGGTTGTCGACGGCGCGCCCGGCCTTGGAAAGACAACGACCATGCAACACCATGTCGCCCAGACCGGTTCCATCTATCTCCGTGCCAAGAAAGAATGGCACCCGAAATGGATGCTGAACGAACTGCTCGATGCACTCAATGTCGAAAAACCGCGCGGAATTGAGCAGAAATACACGAAGGTTATCTCGGAGCTGGCCGACCGTCAGCAACTGGCAATCCAGAACCGAAAATCCTTCAGCCTTGTGATCGACGAGTTCGACCACTGCTCGTCACGCCCCGCCATTCTGGAAACGTGCCGTGACATTTCAGACCTGCTTGAACTCCCCACCATCTTTGTCGGCATGGGCAAGGTCAATGACAACCTGAAGCGCTTTCCACAGGTCGCATCGCGCGTCAGCCAGAAGGTGAAGTTCACCGTCATGGATAAGGACGACGTTCGCAAGATGATTGAACGCCGCTGCGAGATCAAAGTGGCCGACGACCTTATGACTTTCGTGGCGAAGATGTCGAAGGGCTATAACCGTGAAGTTCTCGAAGCCATCGCCAGCATCGAGCGTTTTGGCTTTCGTATCGATGTTGGTGAGGATGGCATCACCATGGCCGATATGGCTGGCGAAAAGCTGATGAACGACCGGGCCAGCGGCACACCGATCTATGTTCCGGAGGCATACTAATGTCCGACGAGCGCACAGCCCACGCGCCAGGCGCACTCTTAACCAAAGTGCTTCATCATCTTCGCGATGGCGTTTGCCTGACGATCGATACGTTAGAGGAAGATCTTGGTCTAACGCGCCGTCAGATCTCTGACAGCATGTCGAAACTGATCATGCGTGGTCTTGTCGAACGTGCAGAGGTCGGCTGCTATCAGCTCACGGACGATGGAATAAAAGCACGTTCAGAAGGCCTTGTTCTGACCAGCGGACCAACCGGACCGCACACTGGAAGAATATCAAAGCCATGGCGCGACACTTTGCGACAGCGGGCATGGGCTGCCATGCGCATGTCGGCCAGCTTTACTCTGGGCGACCTTGTCGTTGCGGCTTCACGCGATGACCGCGATGCCACTTCTAACGCCGGACGCTATGTCCGCGCTCTGGTTCTGGCCGGTTATGTGATCGAAATGCCGGTCCGCCAAAAAGGTACGCGGATGACCTCCAACGGTTTCAAGCGCTATCGCCTTGTCCGCAACACAGGGCCGGTCGCCCCCGTCTACAGACCGGGAAAACACACGATCTACGACTACAATCTGCGGGAGGACGTATCGTGCGACAAGAACAACTGATGCCGCTGCCCGATCCGGACTGGATCGAAACATTGCGTATCGAAGCGAACAAGCCAGGACGCACCAAGGCTGCAATTGCCAAAGAACTCGGAATTTCGCGTCCAGCTGTCTCGCTCATAATCGCCGGAAAATACACCGCCCGGCTTGAGAAAGTCGCCGTCAAGATCGCCGCGCGCGTCATGGCGCTCTATGGCAGCCGGGTCTGGTGCGCCCATCTTCATTCATCGATTTCGAATGAACAGTGCCAGAACAACCGTGATGCGCCAATGACCATGTCTGACCCTGTCCGTCTCAAACAGTGGGCAGCGTGCCGGGCCTGCCCGCTCAATCCAGGCAGACAAGGCGAGACGCACGACAACAGCAAACAAGGGGCTGGCGATGCTGTCGGATACGATGCGCAACCTGCGCAAGACAACGTTTCAGGACGATCCGGAAATGACCATCCTGCTTCATATGTTCGAAATGGAGGCGCGTGAAATGGAGAACCGCATTTTCCTGCTTTCAGGACGCCCCCATGTCCCGCTCGACGGCATGTTGATCACACCGACCGAAAACGGATCGGAGGAGGTCAAACATGGCTGAACGCGAGGTTATCATTGCCAGCGCAGATCAGTTGCAGCGCTCCGCCGAAGATCTCAAACAGCGTGCTGGATCCGATATTGAGTATGGCCCGGATGTGACGGCAACGCTTGCGCGCATGCTGACATCCATGGCCTGCCTGATGCTGCACTTTCACGATGGCCATGGCCGCTCCCCTCAAAACATCATTCATGTCGATTTTGGAACAGACGGCGGCAATACGCCGCCAGATGGCAACGATGCCGCCTAAGCGAAGGGAAATATCATGAAACATGACATCGCAACCGAACTGCCAATCGAGACAATCAACGGCGTTGAGTACGTGACGCTGGCCAAGGGCGACATGAAGCCCTTGTCTGCAATCAAGCCTGAAGACATCGAGGAGGATGAAATGGTCCGCCGTCTGAGTGCGAAGGCGGCTCAGATGAATGAAACACTTGCGGCGTTTCGTGAAGAAATCTTCACCGAGGCGTTGGCCATGCGTGAACTGCTCGCTGAAAAATACGGCGTTAAAAAGGGCGGCAAGAAAGGGAACATCACCTTTTCCACCGTCGATACGTCGCTTCGCCTGTCGATCAAGGTTGGCGAAACCCTGACGTTCGGCCCTGCTCTGGAAGTCGCCAAGGAAGTGATTGATGGCTGTATTCGCCGCTGGTCCGTAGGCTCCAACGACAATATCCGTGCGCTGGTCGATCAGGCCTTTCAGGTCGACAAGGCCGGCAAGATCAATACCGATCGCATTCTCGGTTTGCGCCGGCTGAAAATCGAAGATGATACCGGTGACTGGCAAAAGGCCATGGACATCATCTCTGACAGCGTCCGGGTCATGGCCTCCAAGGAATATGCAAACTTTTATTGCACCGACAAGAAAACCGGCAGTGATCGCCGCGTTGCCCTTGATCTGGCAAATGCATGAGGGCGGATCGATGACGCGAGATTTTGCCCGCCTTGAGACGCACGAATTCGGTCAGGTTTTGATGACACTGCGCCGAGATGAAGATGATGAAGGCCGATCCGGACCCGTCATCGCATTGCAGATTTCCGAACGCCACGGCATTGAGCCAACCATGTGTTTCGGCCCTTGGCCGGACACCGATAGCGGCTGGTCCGGTGCCACAAACATGTTTGAGAACGCGGATCTTCGAAAAATTGGCGGCAGTTTGGCCGACCAAATTGACCAGGCGTTCGGAAAGGCAGGTGCGTGATGAGCGAGAGCATCAAACGTCGCATTGCTGCACTTCGCCAGATGACGACTGCTCGCGGTTGCACTGAACAGGAAGCGCTCGCGGCTGCCGAAAAGGCAGCTGCACTGATGCGTGAATATGGCCTCTCAGAACTCGACATTGAGATTAGCCAGCAATCGGTGAAGGCCAAAACCCACGGAGCCTCAATCCGCGATCGCCTTTGGCGAAGGTTAGCCCTGTGCACCAATACAGCCACCATTGTCGGCGATGTCGACGGTCATCACAGAACTTTTATCGGCCGCGCACCCGGACCAGAGATTGCCACCTACCTGTTCGTCGTGCTTGACCGTTCGATCGATAGGGCCATACGCGAGTTCAAGAAGACACCGGATTATACCCGCCGCCGCAGCCGAAAGACAAAGCGTCAGGTCGTTTATGACTTTACCGCAGGTATGGTCGCACGGCTTATTTATCGACTGGACGAACTCTTTGCTGACGCATTTTCTGCCGATGCGCTGATGGATGCTGACCGCGCCCTCGTCGAACGTTATCCCGGCGCGGGTATCGTTAACGCCAAATCACAGGGCGCTGTCAAAAACGGCAATATCGCATCGCTTGGCTACCTCGCCGGCAACAACGTCAACCTTTCGCACGGTGTGAATGGTTCCGCAGTGCCGAAAGCCATTGCCGGAAAGGCAGGTTGCTTATGAAGCTGTATCCACCTTCTTCGACACAGGGCTATGCACTGGTCTCGCCTGACGGTGCTGTCCTTGGTCATAGCTACCGCGCAACCAGTAATGAAGCCATTGAAAGCATGTTTTCAGAGGGCGCTGATCAATGGTCAGAAAGACAGAATGAGGGGTGGCAGGTCATGCTCGTTTATGCCCGCATCGTGGTCCCTTATTTCTTCCCAGGCGATGCCCGTCAAAAAGACGTGGTGCCATCATGAACACCACAGCGATCATCAACATTGCAAAGCAACAGCTTGGCCTCGAAGAGGATGCGTATCGCGCGCTTCTTGTCCGTGTGACGGGACGGGATTCGCTTCGTGCCATGAGCGAGCGTCAGCGCATTGATGTTGTCGAGGAGATGAAGCGCAGGGGCTTTCGTGTTCGTTCCGGCGGTAAGACCCTGCCTGTCTCAACCAAACCCTATATTCGGATGATCCATGCGCTTTGGAAGAGCTGCCATCGCCGTGGCGTTATTTCTGACGGCTCGCGCAAAGCACTGAGAGCCTTTGTCAGCGCCCGTTCACCGAAAGAGGATCCCGATCTGCTGACCTATGATGAGGCCAGCCCGATCATTGAAGCGCTCAAAGTCATGGAGGCACGCGCTGGATGACTTTGCCTCCCGACCATCGTGACAATCTGCCAGCGTCGATCGAAGAGATCGGCGAAGCAATCGGCTTGCGTCTTGCGCTGAAGATTGTAGCGGTGTTTGGTGGCCGAGAAATCAAGTTTCCAGGCAATCCATCAGATAATCACCCGGTTATACTGGCTCTTGGCAAAGAAGACGGGTACAAAGTGTGCGAATACATGGCTGGCGGAACGTTGTCCGTTCCTCATTGCCGACCGCGCAGAAACGCAAAAGCCGAAATACAACGGCTAGAGGCTGAGGGGCTGTCACGCGGTGAGATCGCCCGCCGCCTCGGGATCACACAAAGATGGGTGCGCAAAATGGCAAACGACTCGCCGCCCGATCATCCAGACCTTTTTTCAGACTAGCAGCCCGGAACAATCTTCCGGGCTGATTTGTATTCGCGAATGCGCAACGTCGCTGCAGCTTCCAAATCGCCTGCGGAGAACGTTGATGCACCCGGAAATGACTGTCAAGAACCACCGTATTCCTTCAATCTGGTATAAGCAGACAAGTAACCTGTCATCCGGGCGCACGCTGAACCCGTCGATGATCGTTATGCACTATACGACAGGCTGGAACGGCGAAGGCAGTCGCAACTGGCTGATGGGCGCAGCCGGTGGAACGTCCAATGAAGGCTCCAGCGCCCATGTTGTTATTGATCGGGATGGAACGGCCTGGCAGATCGCGCCGTTTAATCGGGTCGCCTGGCACGCCGGGCCTTCTCGCTATGGCGATCTGGAAAGCCTGAACAATCACGCAATCGGGCTTGAGTTTGTCAACTCCGGACCGTTAAGCCCTGACGGCGATGGCCAATGGATCGACCCATATGGCCACCGGCGCAGCGATGATGAACTCAATGCAGCTGGCGGCTTCATCAAAGCCTCGCATCCGCGTGTTGGCGGACTTGTCTACGCATGGCCGAACTATACGAAAGTGCAGCTGGCAACCGGCTATGCCATCCTGAAGGCCTTGGCCGACCAGTATCCGATAAGCGCGATTGTCAGCCATGAGGAGATTGATACCCGAGGCTGGAAAACGGACCCCGGTCCTGCGTTCCCTATGGAGTCTTTCCGTCAGCTTCTCGGTGACCGCAACCCGGCCCCGCGCGTGAAATCCGTAACAGCCTCACGCCTGAATATTCGCAAAGGCCCCGGCGTCGGTTACGCAAGGATCGATCCGCCCGGTGCGCTCGACACAGGCACAATCGTCAGAGTGCTGTCAGCCGATGATGTCTGGCGCCTGGTTGAAGTCAACGATGGACCGTTAAGCGGTGTTCGAGGATGGGTTCATGGTGCGTATCTCGGATAAAGAGGTTCATGAAACCTCCCTACAGAAGCCGCGATACCGGTCGTCAAAATGGTATCTGGCTGTCTCGCACGGCTGTGCCTGGCTCGTGATTTTCGTGATCGTGATCGCGGCCTCACTTGGCTCTGACGGCGCACAGGCGCTGGCCCCAACGGTCATCCCGATCATGGCCGGATTGATTGCTGCCATGCTCGGCATTCACCGGGTCACCGGTTCAAGGGATCTGCGCACGCTGGCACAAAGCTCGCGTGAACAGGCCGGAGGTGCACGATGATGGCATTTCTGTCAGGCCTGTTTTCGAGGAAGACAGCCCCGTGGTTGCTGGCGGCGGTTCTCATTGCTTTCGGTGGTGTTTCGGCACGCATGGCGGTCGGCAAGGTTTCCGACCTGATCGATGACCGGGTTGTCGCTGCCCGCGATGAACGTGATGCCCACTGGAAAGCCAAACTTGCCGCTTCGAACCTCGAAGTGATCCGACTGGAAAAGGCGTTATCGGAACAGGTTCTTGAAACGGACCGGCAAATCAAAGCGGCAGAAAATGCTGCCAAAGACCAACTCAGAACGATGGAGAAAGCCAATGCGGCACTGCCGGGCGGTGATGCTTGCGGTCTCGGCCCTGACCGTGTCCGCCTGCTCCCCCGCTGATCCTCAGCCCGTCATCAGAACCGTGACAACAAAGGTCATGGTGCCTGATGCATCACGCCAGTCGTGCCTCGACCTCATGTCCAGACTGCCTGCCGAAGGCGGTCTGAACGAGGAAGATGTCACAAATCTATGGGGCAATGACCGGTTGGCCATCAAAACCTGTGACAGACGAAGGGATGGCGCAATCAACAGTATCGACAATGCAAACGCGGCCGCAGAAGTCGCGAACGGGGGTAAAATTGACTGACATGGTTCATACGATCAAGGAGCGCGTTGAGATGGCGCATGATCGTATCGATACGCTGACTTTACGGATCGGCAAACTCGAAATGGATGCGGCTGTTCTGGATGAACGTTTGCGTGGCATTCAGAAATCCCTGACCAAAATCGAAAATATTCTGTCGAAGATCGTCTGGCTTTTTGCGACCGGCATCATCGGCGCGATCGTTACATTTGTTGTGAAGGGTGGTCTCAATGGCTTCTGATCCTGATCTGAAGCGGAAAGTCCGCTCTGACTACATCAACCGGCGCATGACCATCGCCACGATTTCGCAGGTTCGCGGTGTTTCCCAGGCAACGATTTCGCGATGGAAGAAATCTGCCAAGTCCGATGGCGATAATTGGGACATGCTGCGTTCGGCCTCGATTATTGCTGGTGAAGGAATCGAGACCGTCGTCTCTACCGTTGTTGAAGATTTCATGATCATGGCCGAGGCCGTGCTGGAGGAGATCAAGCACGGTGAGCTGTCGGTTGCTGACAAGGTAAAGCATCTTGTCGCAATTGCTGACGCGATGACGAAGATGACGTCGTCTGCAGGCAAGCTTGCACCTACGATTTCCGAAATGGGTGTTGCCCAGGACGTTATGCGTCACCTTCTGGAGTTCGTTCGCGAAGAATTCCCGCACCACGCCGGCGTCATTCTCGAAATCATCGAGCCTTTCGGTGAACGTCTCGCAGGACTTTACCACTCATGAGAAAACCAAGGCTCAAAGCATCGGTTACAGCAAAGGAACTGCGCACCTCACTGGCGGAGATGGCCAGTGATTTCTCGCGCTGGATCGAGCTGTCGATCGAGGCGTTTCCCGCTGATCCTAAAGCCAGGCAGGAGCGGCTGCGCAAAATCAGAGACCCCGAGACAGGCTTCCGGTATTTCATGGAAACCTATCTGCCGCATTACGTGCGCGGTGACCACAGTCTGTTTCATCAGGCGATCTTTGAACGTTGCCCGGAAATCCTAGGCAGTCCGAATGGTGTGCGGGATCTGTTCATTGCCCCGCGCGGTTCATCGAAATCCACGCATCTGTCGCTGGGCTTTGCGCTCTACTGCATCGTAACCGGCCGCAAGCGTTATATTCTTGAAGTCTGCGATGTATACGCACAGGCCGCTTTGCTGATCGAAGCGATCAAGGCCGAGCTGACGACGAACCCACGCCTGTCTTACGATTTTCCTGACGTTTGCGGCGAAGGTCGTGTGTGGCGTGAAGGCGAAATCGTCACCCGCAACAATGTTCGCGTTGAAGGTCTTGGCGCACTGCAGAAGATCCGTGGCCGCCGTCATGGTCCATTTCGCCCGGATCTGATGTTCTTTGACGATCTGGAAAACGATGAGGCTGTTCGATCTCCCGAACAACGTCAGAAACTTGAGAACTGGATTAACCGCGCCGCGCTCAAGGTTGGTCCGCCAGATGGCTCCATGGACGTCATATGGGTTGGCACGGTGCTGCACTTTGATGCTGTGATCGTGCGCGCATCGAAATCGCATGTCTGGAGCACTACGAAGTTTCAGGCGATCGTCCAGTGGCCCGACAGAATGGACCTCTGGGACCTCTGGGAAGAAGAGCTTAGAAATAACGGTGAAGATGCCGCCCAGGCGTTCTATGCCGATCACCGCAGCGAGATGGACGCTGGCGCGATCGTCAACTGGCCGTCTGTCCAGCCGCTTTACTTCCTCATGAGCGAACGGGCCGGGTCTCACGATGGCTTTGCGTCTGAGTATCAGAACCAGCCGATTTCGGACGGGAACCCGTTTGGCGACCTGACTTTCTGGGTCATGGAGCGTCGCGACCTGTTGTTCTTCGGAGCCGTAGACCCATCGCTTGGAAAGAAGGGCAAAGGCCGCGATCCATCGGCCATACTGATAGGCGGTATAGACCGGCTGACAGGCACGATGGACCTTGTGGAAGCCTCGATCCGCCGCCGACTTCCGGATACGATCATTTCCGATATCATCGCCCTGCAGCGCGATTATCGCTGCTTGCTCTGGTTTGTCGAAGCCGTCCAATTTCAGGAGTTTCTCAGAACCTCGCTGATGACAACGGCGGCAAAGGAGGGCGTTGCCATCTCTGCCGTGCCGATCACCCCGAACACCGACAAGACGCTACGGATAGAGAGGCTGCAGCCACCGCTCGCGGCCGGCCTGATCCGCGTCCATCCGACACAACAGACCTTGATCGACCAGCTCCAGCAATGGCCGAACGCGGACCATGATGACGGCCCCGATTGCCTCGACATGCTTTGGCAGAATGCCGTGCACTATTCCGGTGGCGCATCAGCCGGACATAGTTCCGGTATTCTAACGGCAGGATCGGCTGGCGGCGGCGATACGTTACAAGGATACCGCCTATGACGTCTGAAACAACGACTGAGACACGCAAGAACCTGTCGTCTGACGCGAAAGGTCTGATCGCCGACGCGCGCAATGACATCACCATTCCGTTTTTCAACGAAACCCTTCAGCCTGCCGATGACACGCTGATCGAGCGCGGTGGTGGTCTTGGGCTGAAGATCTATGACCAGATTGAGCGTGACACTCATGCCTATGCCGTTCTGCAGAAGCGAAAGCGGCTTTTACTTGCGCGTGATTGGGATGTCGATGCCGCCAGTGACAAGCCCCGCGATATCGAAGCTGCCGATTTTGTCAGACAGACGCTTCAGAAACTGCAGTTTGACGACATTTGCGAAGGCCTCCTGGACGCAACGCTGAAAGGCTTTGCCGTCAGTGAGATCGTCTGGAAGCGCGATGGAAACCGGATTATTCCCGAACGTATTGTCAGCCATGACCAGCGCCGATTCGTTTTCGGCGAGGACTGGCAGCCACGTTTGTTGACCTGGCAGAACATGTCAAAGGGCATCGAGCTGCCGCAGCGCAAGTTCATCGTTCACCGCTTTGGCGTAAAGGGGAACAATCCTTATGGCCTTGGTCTTGGCAGCCGGCTGTTCTGGGCGGTGTTGTTCAAGCGGGAAGGTGTCGCCTTCTGGCTTCATTACCTTGATAAATTTGCAGGCCCGACCATTGTCGGCAAAACCCCGCTCGGCAGCCTGCCGGCCGAACAGCGCAAACTCCTGAATACACTGACGCGAATGCGCACCAGCGCCGCCTCGGTGGTGCCCATGGATACCGATGTCAGTTTTCTCGAAGCGGCACGATCCGGCAGTGTTTCTTATGGCGAATGGCTTGCCTATTGGGACAAACAGATCACGATCTGCATCAACGGCGAAACGCTCACAACCGATATCGGTGCAAACGGCTCCAGGGCAGCGTCAGAAACCCATGCCGATATCCTGTCTTTGCTTGTCGGTTCTGACGGTGATCTGCTTTCAGGGACGCTCAAGAGCCAGCTGGCACAGTGGCTGATCGACTACAATTATCCCGGCGCAGGTGTGCCGGATATCTGGCGCGTCAAACCGGAAGATGAAAAGCAGGCCGCTGAAACGCGCAAATCCAAAGCCGACGCCGCCAGTGCCACTGACAAGGCCCTCGTCGCGGTGCTCAGGACAGCCGGCATGATCGACGATGACGAAGCCGCACGTGAGATGATCGTGGGGTCCGGGATCGTCGATCATCTGTCCGAGACTGCCATTGAACGACTGGTTGAAGCACGCTTTGCCTTTATGGAGGGTGGAAAACGCGGCCGGGACTTGCGTCAGGCGGCGGAAGAAAACCCGATGTTTGCCCAACTGTTCGGTGATCGCTCAAAAAAAAACTGAATAATCCGGTCTGTTTTGCCGCCGACGATGATCCCGTTGAACAGCTGACAGACCGCCTTGAGGTCGAAACTGAAAAGCTGATTGGTCGTCGGATCAAGGCTGTTCGCCGCGCGATAACAAAAGCACCCGATTTTGTGGATGCTCAGCGTTCGTTGTTGATCCTTGCCGCCAGATGGTCGCCCGCAGCCCTTGCCCGCCCGATCGGCGAAGCGCTTGAGTTGTCGGCGCTCTATGGCCGCGAAGCTGTGTTCACCGATGCGGAAGCGTCTTTTGCCGATGATGCTTTCGAGGTTATCAACCAGTCTTTTGCAGAACAGATTGATTTTTTCCGCCAGAAACGTGGCAAGCCGACCAAAGCCTGGACGGATGCCATGCGCGGTATTCATGACCGCGCTTTCGTCGTGGCCGGCGCAAACGATATGGCGATTGTCAGTGATTTTCAGACGGCCATTGGTGACGCGATCAAGAACGGCGGTACGCTGGATGGTTTCCGCAAGGACTTTGATCAGATCGTTGACCGCTACGGCTGGCAATACAAGGGCGAGCGCGGCTGGCGCACACGTGTGATTTTCGAAACCAATATCCGCACATCCTATATGGCCGGCCGGCTGAAACAGATGCGCGATCCGGACGTGATCAAGCTGCGGCCGTTCTGGGAATACCGCCACGGCGAAACCCGTGTCCCGAAGTCGCCACGACCGTCGCATGTTGCCTGGCATGGCCTGATCCTGCGTCATGATGATAACTGGTGGGAAAAGCACTATCCACCAAATGGCTGGCTTTGTTCATGCGGGGTCCGGACGCTCTCCTATGATGATCTGAAGCGGCGTGGCAAGAATGGCCCGGACAAGGCCCCAGAAGATCTGATGCAGCCCTTTATTGACCCAATGTCCGGTCAGCTGTCGGAAAAGCCGCAGGGCGTCGGCTATGGCTGGGACTATATGCCCGGCGACTTGTGGGAGCGCGGCCTTACGCCCCAGGCCCTGCTGGATGATGGCGACCTGCAACTGACGAACCCGCGTCAGGCCGTTGCAATCGACGATCCCGAACCGGTTGAGGATCTGGTGAAATCTGCAAGACCATTCAAGGCCAAACCGATGAAGGAAGGGCTTGAACCGGAAGACTATGTCCGGGCGTTTCTAAAGCCCTTCGGTGCGGATATCGATCAGGCCGTTTTGTTCGAGGACAAGGCCGGTACCAAAGTGCCGGTATCCGATCAGTTGTTCCGCGATCGCTCCGGTGCGTTCAAGGTCTTGAAGCGTGGCAGACATCGGCTCACACCGCTTATGGCTGAAACCTTGCTGGATCCGGATGAAATCTGGGTTGGTGTCGCGCGGAAAGCCGCTGCAAGTGATCCGGACACCGAAGAGCTTATTGTTGATCGCCGCTATATCCGTGTCGACCGCAAGACCGGCATCCAGATCGTTTTCGAAATCGGGGAGCGTTATTGGGATGCCATCACCAGCTATAACCCGACGACCAAGAAGGGCGATCCTGATTTCAGAGCGCTCGATCGCCGTCGCGGTGGAAAGCTGGTTTACAAGCGCAAGAAAAAAGGCCGGGAGTGATCCGGCCTTGTTGTCAGGGAGCTACCTGGACCATCACCGGTCATCGCGTGCCTGACGAAACTGAATATAGTACCAACAGGAAGACAAGTCCATGAGTGGCATCAGCTACAAACTCAGCTTATCTGACGGCACGATACGTAGGCGGCTGGAACGATTGGTCGCCTTAATGGATCAGCGTCAGGGCTTTTACCGTAATGTTGGCGAGTATTTGCTCAATGCCACGCTAGAGAATTTCGAGAAGGAAAGCGGCCCCGACGGCGAGCCGTGGCAGCAGCTTAAAGACAAAACAATCCGCAATCGTGAAAATAAAGGTCAGACACCGATCCGGATCCTGCGGGCAGAGGGGCGGCTGGCCGGTTCGGTCAACTATGCCGCCACAGACAGTGATGTCCGGATCGGCTCGCCCATGCCCTATGCCGCCATCCATCAGCTGGGCGGTGATATTGTAATTCCTTCGCACACCCGCACGATCTATCAGCATTACGATGCACGCACAGAAACGTTTGATCAGCGCTTCCGGAAAAAAGCGCAGTCCAATTTCGCCAGGGACGTCACGGTCGGCTCATATACGGTGCACATTCCGGCGCGCCCCTATCTCGGCATCAATGCGGATGACCAGGTCGCGATTATCGCGATTGCGGAACGCTGGCTTGAGACAGAATAGCGAAATTTCATGAGAGGCTTCAGGAGCGCTTTTATCGCTATTGTCTGCCCGGACATACCCGAAACAGAAACATGGCGCGTTAGACCCCCGTTAGAAATCGATTGTGAGGCTATTTGCGTGTCAGGGGTGGATGTAATCTTGCAATCGGTCCCGATCAGGGCCATTGTCGCCCCAGATTGAGAAAACGATCCGGACGGAACTAAATTCCGGACGTAACTCTTTTATAACGACGTCAAGGTGGCTTCCAGATTGTCCGGAGGCACCATGTCGAACAAATCCACTAAAGCCCGTATCGAAGTTTTCCGCAGCGGAACGTTCACGCCGATGAATGGTGATCCCATCACCTATTCAGCATCGGACCTGAATGCGATCGCTGATAGCTATGATCGCGAAACAGCACCTGCCCCCATTGTCGTTGGTCATCCGACAACCGATGCGCCGGCTTATGGATGGGTCGAAAGCTTTGACTACGATGCAACTGCCGACCGGCTGTTTGCCAACCTTTCCGACATCGACCCCGATTTTTCCGCTGCCGTGAAATCCGGCCGATACAAGAAGGTCTCGCTTTCCTTCTTCCGGCCTGACAGCGAAGCCAACCCACAAAAAGGGGCATGGTATCCACGCCACGTCGGTTTTCTGGGCGGGGCCGCGCCTGCCGTTTCTGGCCTTAAAAACGTTCAGTTCAGTGACGCCGAGTCGACCGTGACGTTTTCTGCAGAGTTTGGTGAGCGCGGTTTTGAAGAAACCGCAAACATTCTGCGCGGCCTTCGGGATTTCATCATCGAAAAATTCAGCCTCGAAGATGCCGACAAGGCCATTCCTGTCTGGCGCATCGACTGGCTCGACGAAATCGAGGTCGAGAAGAACGCCCGTCCAGCCTTTGCTGAAAAAACACCTGAAAGGACACCCTCAGTGACTAAGATGAACGAAGCGGATTTTGCCGATCGGGAAGCACGCCTTGCAGCCCGAGAGAAAGCCATCAGCCAGAGCGAACGAAAGTTTGCGCATGATGGTCATGTTGCCTTTGCCGAAAAGCTGGTTGCCGACCAGAAACTGATCCCGGCGGCAAAAGACAAGCTCGTCGCCATCCTTGATGCCCTGCCCGATGAAGCATCGGTCTCCTTTGCTGAAGGCGAAGAGAAAGTTTCGCCGCGCAAGGCGCTCAGTGACCTCATGGAAAGTCTGCCGAAGGTCATCGACTACGGCGCACAAGATCTCGGCGACGGGCCTTCTTCCGGTGACGGTCGCGCCTCATTTGCGTCTGACGGCAAGGCCGTCGACGCCGACCGCCTTGCCACGCACGAAAAGGCGCTGGCCTATCAGAAAAACCATCCGGGTACGGCCTATATCGCTGCCGTGCGCGCCGTATCTTAAAGGAGATCACGATGCGACAGTTTCACGCCGTCCTTTCTCTTACCATTACCGCAACCACGGCGTTGGCCGCCTCTGACCTGATCGGTTTTGATGACGGCAAGATCACGGCCGACGATGCGCCGGTCAAAGGTGTTGCCCAGGTCCCGGCCTCTGTCGGCCTTGATGTCGCGGCCACGGCGATCGGCCTTGAACGCGTCAAGGCGTTCGGCGCGATCTCGAAAGGTGATGGACTGGTCTCTGCCGCCGCCGGCGGCGTTCAGGCCGCTGATGAGACCAGTGTCAACGTCTTCGCCACCGCATTGACCGACGCCGCCGATGGCGAGTGGGTCGAAATCCTCATCCGCTAACAGGAGCAGTCTCACATGCCATCCATGAACCAGCGCGGCGCAGCCGTCATTGATCCGATCCTCACAACTCACGCCGTTGGCTATCGCAACGCTTTGATGATCTCAACGAGCCTGTTTCCGATCGTGACGGTCCCGAACCGCTCGATGCGGGTGATCAAGTTCGGCAAGGAATCGTTCCGCCTGCTTAATACCCGACGTGCGCCCGGCGCTGACCGCAAGCGTGTCCAGTACGGCTATGCCGATGATCCGCTCGCCCTTGTCCAGGATGCACTCGACGGTATTGTCCCGCGCGAGCATCAGGAAGAGGCCGATGCGGTTCCTGGTATCGATCTTGGCGTCGGTGCCACCAACATGGTGCTCGACATCATCGCGCTCGGCGACGAAGTGACGTCCGCCAATCTGGCGCGCAATGCCGGCAACTACGATGCCAACCACAAGCTGACACTTGCCGGGGCTGATCGTTGGACCGATCCGGCCAGCGACCCGAAAGCCGACATCGATGCGGCGAAGGAAGCGATCCGGCGTTCGACCGGGCGTTATCCGAACAAGCTTGCGCTCGGTCCAAACGCGGCAAACGCGCTGAAGAACCACCCGAAGATCAAGGAACAGTTCAAATACGTCTCGAAGGACAGCATCACCGAAGCGATGCTGGCGGCGTATTTCGATATTGAAGAGGTGGTTGTCGGCAAGGCGGTCTATCTGCCGGAAAATGCCGATGACGACGACCCGGCGCTTGATGTCTGGGGCAATGATGCCGTTCTCGCCTATGTGCCGTCTGCCGGCGACAATTATCAGGTTCCGTCCTACGGCTACACCTATCGTCTGCGCGGCTATCCCATGGTCGAACAGCCCTGGTTCGATAAGTCTAACTCGTCCTGGATTTATCCGACGACGGCGGAACGTGCGCCGCTTCTGACCGGCGCCATGGCGGGCTTCCTCTTCACCAATGCGGGGGCCAGCGACTGATGGATAACAAGGTCGAACTGATTGTCAGGACGCCGGCGAAGATCGCCGGCAAACGCCACCGCGATGGCGACACGGTCACCGTATCGAGACCGCTCGCCATTGAGCTGATCCGTGAAGGCATCGCTGCCCCGCCGCCGGAAGCCTTGTCGCGGGACGCGCTCGATGATGCAGCGCAGATCCGCGATCTGAAATTGCAGGTCACCAGCCTGACCCGCCAGCTCGACGCTGCCAATGCGCGGATTGGCGAACTGGAGGCTGCTGCGGCCGATATCAATACCGAGGGGGGCGAGATTGTCCCCGAGAGCGAGGACAGTGCCACCGGTACGGCCGAAACGGTCGTTCCGGAGACGTCCGAAACCGATGCTGGAGGTACCGCATCGGCTCCCCCGACCGGCGAGGCACAGCCGTCGGGGACCAATTCCGGTGCGGATGGCGACACATCTGAGGCCGACACCACGAACACCTCCCAGGGTGCGACCAGCGGAAAAAACAAGACGGCGAAAACCCGCAAAACTTCCGCATCGAAGGACTGAAACCCTTCCTCCCGGCGGCGGTATCACCCGCCTCCGGACTTTTCTCGAAAACGTTAGAGGATGCCATGAACGATCAAGTTTCTAACGGGCTGCCGGTTAAAGGCTACCGGCCACAGCAGGGCGACAAGATCGCCACCGTCAATCACAACAAGGAACTGGAAGAGCGTGTTTGGGCCAGTTCGACGCCATGGCTTCCGATCCCGATATCGACAAGCGCTGGTTGGCGCTCGCCCGCACGTCGATCGAACAGGGTTTCATGGCGGCAAACCGTGCCGTGTTTCAGCCTGACCGCGTGGCGCTTCCGGAAGATGAGGCCTGACAACCATGTATGGCGCGCTTGACGATCTGATCGACCGGGCTGGCGAGGTTGAAATCCTCCAGGTGGCCGATCGCGACGGAAACGGCGCGGCGGACCCGGACGTCATCGATGCCGCCTTTGCCCATGCCGGCAATATCATCGATGGCTATCTGGCCGGAAAATACACATTGCCGCTCGCAAGCGTCCCCGATCTCGTCAGAACCTGGGCGGTTTCGATCGCGCGTTATCGCCTGCACCATGAAGGCCCACCGGACTATGTCGTCAATGACTACAAGGACGCCATCGCGGCTCTGAAGGATGTTGCGCGCGGCGCAATCACGCTGACGATTGCCGATGGCTCAACACCTGACGCCTCGGCCAACGGCGGCGACTATCTGAACGCCGATGCCCCGACATCGCATGCCGGCGCGATCCTGAAAGGCTGGAATAATGCTTGAGACGATTGCGGCCCAACTTCGCACCGCCGGTGATCCGATCATTGCCGTTGAGCTTGCAGAAAACCTCGACGCGGTTGCCCGTGGAACGGCGTCCAAAAGCGGAACGGCTTTTCTTGTGCCGTGGTCCGAACGTGGCCGTGACAACATGCTCGCGACCGGTGGCTTTCGTCAGCTGGTCGACGTTCAGTTCCTCGTGGCTGTCGTCATTCGCTACCACGCCGACGCCAGAGGCGCTGACAGGGTTGCGCTTTTTGAGAACGTAAAATCGTCCATCGAGGGCGTTCTGGCTGGCTGGCAGCCGGATCCATACGCCGATCCGATGGCCCTTGTCGGCGGCGAAGCCTCACCGCTGGGCAACAACGTCACCGTCTATGTCCAGACATGGCAGACAACCCGTTATCTCGAAGGAGCAGAAACATGAAACGGCCGAACAAGGGCGGTTGCTACATCCGCGACCCCAAAACCAAGGCGTTGAGACCCGTCGCGAAGGAGCCGCCGCAGTCTGCCGGCGATCCCGAACCGACAGTCAATACCGCTGAGACTACCAACACCAACGCGGCGTCGAAGAACGCCACCGGGAAAGGAAAATAATCATGCCCGCTTCCGATGTACGCCGCTGGCAAAAGAAAGCCATCCTCGTCAAGATTGAGGATACCTATGCCACTGATGCAGCGCCAACGGCCGCTGAAGGTATTCTGGCCGCCAATGTCGAATTCACGCCCATGGAAGGCCAGGAGCTTTCCCGTGATCTGGTTTTGCCATACATGGGCAATCAGGGTGTGATCCTCACCGGCCTTTATGCACGCCTGGTCTTTGACGTTGAAATCGCTGGTTCAGGGACAGCCGGAACCGCCCCGAAATATGACGCGCTGCTGCGCGCCTGCGGCTTTGCCCAGACGATTACCGCAGACACATCCGTCGAATATGACATCATCGAAGACGGTGTTGAATCGGCATCGATCTATTTCAAGCTTGATGGTGTGCAGCATGTCATGCTCGGTGTTCATGCGTCCGTCGCGTTAACGCTCGATGTGACATCTGTCCCGCGCTACCGCTTCACCTGTGTCGGCCTGTTCGGCACAATCAGCGATGACGCGGCCATGCCTGCAGTGACGAAAGCCGGCTGGATGAAACCGGTTGCAGTCACCAAAGAAAACTCGGTCATGACCCTTCATGGCTGGACAGCGACCGGGGACAGCTTGTCGATCGATCTTGGCAATGAGCTGACACCGCGTTTTCCCTTTGGCGATGAATATATCCTGATCTCCGACCGGTCTGTCAGTGGCACGGCTGTGGTCGAAGCGCGTCCGGTCTCGGTCATCAACTGGTTTGAAATCGCCAAAACCGGCGCTCTGGGTCCGCTTTCCTTCGTGCACGGTACCGATGATGGAAACATTGTCGAGGTCACAGCGCCCGCCGTCGAGATCGGTCGTCCGACCTATGGCCAGACCAGCAATGTCACGACCTATTCGCTGCCTTTGGGCTTTACGCCTGAATCCGGCCTGGACGATTTCAAGATCACGGTTCGCTGACCCGCCGCATCCATTCGCGCCAGCTTTTGCTGGCGTCCATGACCGTTAGAAGGAAAACCACGATGAAATTTATCCTGACCGATATCGATCGCTACTGGTGGCCGGTCGTCGTTCGCGTCCCTGACCCGGAACGGGCCGGCCGCTACCTCGAACAAGAGCTTGAAGTCTTTTTCGAGCCGGAAAGCCAGGACGAGGCCATCGCCCGCCTCGAAAAGTCGGAAACGCTCAAAACCGCGCGTGAGCAGATCGAACATGAGCGTCAGCAGTTGACCGACGTCGTCAAGGGCTGGCGTGGCGTCGAAGACGACGATGGCAATCCGTTCACCTTCACAGCGGACAACTTCAAGCGCGCCATCAACAAAAGCTGGTTCCGCCAGGCTCTTTACCGCGCTTACCGGGAATCGCTTTCCGGTGAGGAAGCCCGCCTGGGAAACTGAAGAAGGCGGCGCGCGCCTGGGCGTGCGCCCACATCGGGCGGGCTGATCCGCAACAGCCGGTCGCGATGGATGGAGAAGCCGCCGCCGAGTTCGCAGAAATGGGACTGGCGGTCAGCATCCCGACCGAAGACACCGATATCGAGGCAATGGAAATCATGGCGAGCAATCGCGACAGCATGAAGGCGTTTTTGGCAGTTGCTACGCAATGGCGTATTGCTGCCGGCCTCGCCAACATGATCTGGATCGGCCTCGATTATAACGCAGTCGATGTTGTCTTGCGCCGCATGTCATTTTCTGACGCTGTGTTTTCGGATCTTCAGGTCATGGAAGCGTCCGCGCTTGCCATCCTGAACGGCGGAGGCGCATGATGGCTCAGCCGTTCAAGTTCTCGATGGTCTTCACCGCCGATAATTCCCAGGCGAAGACCGCAACGCAGGAAATCAATCAGGCCATTCAGACAACCGGACGTGCCGCCGAGGCTTTTGGCAGCGAGGCCGCTCAGGGCTTTTCTGCATTTGCCGGAGCTGCGGCGAGCGCGGAAACAGCTGTTCAGGGCGTCATCGCTGCATCGACCGGGCTTGACCGGATAGGGTCCGGTGTTTCCGCTGCCAATACGACGCTGGCAGCCTTCGGTGACCGGCTTGATGAAGTCCGCGCCCGCTATAGTCCGCTTTTTGCCGCCGAACGCCAGCATAATGCCGAGATCGGCCGCATTGATGAGGCCTACCGGATCGGCGCAATTTCGATTGATCAGTGGGTTGCCGCAACCGAGCGCGAAGAGCTTGCCAACCGCAATGCTGTCAATTCCATCCGGCAACGACAGGCGGCTTACAACAACTTCGTCGATACAAGCTTTCGCGAACAAACCGACGCGCTTCTCGGTGTCACGGGTGCGCCAGCACGCTCCGGTGAGGATATCGCCGCCTATGGTGCCCAGCTCGATAGCCTGCGTGCCAAATACAATCCACTTTATGCGGTCACCCAGCGCTACAAACAGGAAGTCTCGGAGATCCGTCAGGCCCATCGCGCCGGTGCGATCTCGGCCGACGAGATGACGGCAGCGATCAGCCGCCAGCGTCAGGCCACGCTTGCAACGATTGACGCCATCAAAGGCCGGAACACAGCGATGGCTGGCGCGGACATGTTCTCTGACAGAGAAGGTCGTTTCCGCCGTCAGAACCTGACCTATCAGCTTTTCGATATTGGCCAGACGGCGGCTATGGGTATGAACCCGGGGATGATCCTTGCGCAGCAGGGACCGCAGATCTTCCAGATTTACGCCGGTCAGGGCGGCGTCAATATGGCGCTGAAGGATTTCGGGTCGATCCTTGGTGGTATTGGCCGTATTATCACACCGGTGACGGCCGGGATTGCCGGATTGACGGCTGCTACAGCACTCGGTGCGATTGCCTATAACAATTATCTGACGTCAACCAAGGCGGTTCAGACAGCAGCAAGCGGTCTTGGCCGCGCCGTTGCCGGATCAGCATCTGAAATGGAAGCCTCGGCTGAAGCCGGGGCAGCGGCGGCCGGGATCTCTGTAACCGCCGCCCGCTCGATGCAGACAGCGTTTCTGCGAACGGGCAAGATCGGATCGGAGAATTTTGAGGCCCTGATCGGGCTTTCAGATGACTTTGCTGCAACGATGGGCATGGCCGCCGCCGATGCCGGGTCTGCTCTTGCAGACATGTTTGCCGATCCGGCCAAAGCCGCCGACACGCTATCAAAGCAGTATAATCTGATTGATGCCGCGACCGCCCGGCAGGTGCGCAGTCTGGCCGAGCAGAACCGTCTGATCGAAGCACAGGCGCTTTTGATTGATCAACTGCCGGAAAAACTGGCCGACGCCGGTGAGGCATCGACGAGCCTTGGCCGTGCATGGAAATCCATGCGGGAAGACGCCAGCAATTTCTTTGGCGCAATCGGCGGCGGTATCAACCGTGCCATTGACGGGCCATCGGACGAACAAAGACTATCGGATTTACAGGCTGAGCAGGCAGAGCTTTATGCGCGTCTTCGTCGTGATGATACGGGACCGCTGGCCGGTGCGATGCGTGGCCAGATATATCGTGATCTGGCCGAAATCGAGTTGCAGATCGGCATTCTGACATCGCGTCTCAACGCAGCCGAAGAGAAAAGGCAACAGGCCGAGGCGCGTCAGAAGGTCACCGCTGCGTCAACGATCGCCGATGCATCGCCGGCGCTTTCGACAACCAATCAGATTGAGACATATCAGAACCAGATTGCCAGACTTCAGTTGGGCATTAGCAACCTGACCACGGAAGACATCGAAAAAGGCGAAGGTGACCGGCTTAACAAAGCGCTCGAAGCCAAGGAACATGCGCTTGACGGCCTGATTGACAAGCAGTCGACACTCAATGAGCTGGACCGCCTCGATATCCAGATTGCCAATGAGCGCAACCCGCAGCGCCGCGCTGAGCTGGAGGCGCGGCGCAAGCGGCTGGAATACGCCTCTCAGGAAGTCAGCCAGGCAAAAATCAACGAAGATGCCGAGCGGGCGTATAACAATGTCATTGCCAGCACGATTGCCGGTGCAAAGGCTAAGGCCGACCAGATCAATATCGAAACGGATATCCGGGCCAGGCTGAATGCGGAAGTCGCTGCCGGTCTCATTCCAGCATCCGACGTCAACCGGCTTTTGCAGGAAGAGCTGCAGCTGCGGCCATTGATTGCGGCCGCCGACAGTGCCGGGATTGAGAACAAGAAGGCATTGACCGAAGCCGTCGAAGGCCTGCGCACGGCCTATGAGGCTGCCGCCGAAGAACAACGGCGCGCCGCCAATGAACAGGCTTTGCGCGCCGGACAACAGGAGCTTGCTCTGTTGCAAGCGCGGATTGGCCTCGTTGGTGCTGAAACTGCCGAACGCCGCCGCGCGATCGCGGTTTTGGAAGAGCAAAAGCGTCTCAAGGAAAGGCGGGTTAGTGAGAACGACCCTGCGTACCTCGAACGCATCGAGCAGGCCAAAGCAATTGCAGATGCCGAGAGCGCACTTGAACGTGCTCAAAGCAATCGCGATGCGATCCGGACACGTCAGGAAAATATCGAAAGCCTGAAAACCCAGATGGCCCTGATCGGCGCGACATCAGCCGAACAGCGCCGTGCGTTAGCCGTCCTGGAAGAAAGAAACCGCCTGACGCGCGAGGGTATCGATCTTGACAGTGAGGCCGGGCAGACACGGCTTGCGCTGGCTGCGGCCGAGGCTGAGCTGACTAGTGCGATGGAACGCCGGCAGGCACAGTATGAGGCGCTTCGAAGTCAGGGTGAAGAAGCCGAGCAGCTACGCGCCGAAATCGCGCTCGTCGGAGCCAGTGAAAACGCCCGCCGCCGGGAACTGGCTGTGCTGGAAGAGATGCAGGCAATCCGCCGCGATGGTCTGGCCCTTGGCTCTCAGGAGTCACAGCAGCGCATTCAAAATGCCCGCGCCATTGCCGATCAGACAAGCGAGCTTGAGCGGATGCGCGATGCCTGGGGCGAGGTCAAGTCGGCCGGTGAAAGCGCCATCGATGCGATTTTCAATTTCGACGATCTGAAGAATGGTGACTTTGCCTCGATCTTCGACAATCTGACATCGAGCATCGGTCAGACGCTGATGGACCTGACCATCAACAATCCGCTCAAAAACCGGTTTCTTGGCGGCAATTACGGCACGCTCGACGACATCATGAATGGTTCGACCGGTGGCGGCCTGCTTGGTGCTTTAACCGGTCAGAATGTCGGCGCGATGAATGTTTCCGCTGCGACCGTGATCGTGAATGGCGGCATGGGCGGTGGTTTCGGATCAATGGGCGGGCTGATGCAGGGCTTTGCCGCCAACGACAACATCGCCATGAACGGGCTTGGCGGCAATCTTGCAGCTGCGGGTGTGGATAGGGCTTTCGGCCTG